GTGTCAGAAGAACGTACAGACAGATAATACTTACCGTTTCGTTTGTTCAGAGAAATATATGCAGGGTAAGTTAGATATGGTGTTTCGGTGTATGCAAATAAGTTTTGGTTCATTTAGTTTCCTTAGTTAGTTCAATCGAGATAAGTTTCTTTCTAACCATTTCAAATATTTCAGGGTCGTCATTAAGTGTTTGGTTAGGACGATCATTGAAAAGTATTTCTGAGGCATTGTCATAAGCTTTTGCAGCATCTTCTATTCTATCAAACGTAGAAATATAATGATTCTTGATTGCTGCAACATATCTTGTTTTATTCAAATTATAGCGAATACCCTTATACTCAAATAAACAATCCTCTTTCTTTCTTTTGTTATGGCCTTGAATACTCATACCAGCCCAACGACAATTATCTTTACTATAGTCGCCATCAACATCTTTGCGATCAAGTGTTAAACCCTCTTCATATCCTTCATACATATCCTCAATGAATTTCTTGAATGAAGACCAACGTGGATCATAAGTAATCCCTCTACCACCATAATCTTTATACTGAGGGTGCTGCGGATTGTCACACCGTGCTTTCATGTTGGTGTGAACAAATTTAAATTTTGTTTTGCTCATACCATGTTCTATATGATTACATCCACAACTTTTTGTGTAACCTGCGTATAGATTCTCTAGCATGGTATCAAACAAAGTTCCACAATGACAGATAACTTCTACTTTTCTACGTTTACGCCCATTAGATTGTGTGTGTGATTCAATTTCTCTTGCAATTGTAATTCCATTATATTCACTTCCTACTTTAACTGGTTTTGGTAATGACATAGTAATCTTCCTTATAAAACTTAATAATACTATGCCATATGGTAATTGTCAAATTAATGGACATCTTTCCAAGACCCTTGATAACTCATCTTACCTTCGGCTGCAAGTGGGAGAGCAAGCTTCAAATACTTTCCAGCTTCTACAATAGCTTTTTCAGTCATCAACCTAATATCCTCTTGAATTCCATCTTCAACCAACCAAGAATACTCATCATGAACCATGGATATCCGAATCAGTTTTTGTCCTTTGTATTTGTAGTAGGGCCGTCCAAATTCATCTAAGTACATTTCTCCTAACCAAGCGTCCATAAAGCAGGCTGCATAAGACATAGCTACCGCACCTGTACCTTGCCCCAAGCAAGATAGTAAAACATTCTTGCCTCGTACAGAGATCATACGTCCGTCGATACCCGGAATATACTTATTCTTACCCGTAGTTGTGTAGTACTTCTCTGCTGCTTCTTTAAGCTTACCTAGTCCTACGTTTTTCTCCCAATAGTTATCATAAGCACGTTTACCTTCAGCCTTGGATAAACCTAAACTACTTGCCAGTTTCGGAGCACCACCACCGAATGCTAGTAGGTAAGCACCAGTTTTTGCCTTGTTTCGCCATGGTTTGAACTTATGATCTTCCTTGTTCTCAGGATTATTAATATCAAACTGTTTACATAAACTTGGGAAGAAAGCAAAAGCATTAAAACTGTGCGGATCACCCTCAAGCTGCATCTTTGCAAAAGCACCATTGTCATACTTGTACGTGTGATGTGAAAGTGTTCTATTTTCAAGTGCTGCTGCGTCTGTACCAATATACCAATACCCTTCAGGGGCATAGAACAAATCTCGCATCTCCGCACCAAGTAGAACGTTATCAGATGCCTTTGGACAATTAACCAGAGTACGGTGTTTTACACGAGAGGTAGGGGCATACCCGCTAATTTCTGCGCTCAGTCTACCATCAAACCCCATTCGCCAATTGTTAAGCCATCCTGTTACCACGCCAAGCCGATTACGATACGAGAGAAACTTAACTACCTTACTTGGAATCTCACCTTCCAACTTCAATAGGTTAGGACAAATTTGTCCTTGATGCTGAATCTTTGGAGTAGTTTTGATAAGCTGACCTGTGGCTTGATCACGCATTGGTTTGCCCGTATTAGGGTCTTTCTTAAAGTTCCAGAAACCATCAGCAGCAACCCACCCGGCAGTAATGAACCAGTCTTTCAATTCTGCATTATCTTCAATCTCCATCGGAAGCTTAATATCCAGAATATCATTTGCAACTAACTTCTGTTTTAGTCCGTAGGCATGAATGAATCCTTCTGCATCCAACGTTGCTTTATGTTTCTCAAGCCATTTCTTTAACGCAGCACTTTGTTCTCCGTTTTTAGAATATGGTTTTGCTGGCATCTTGTAGAAAGCTTGCTCCGCAGTCTTTAAAGGCCGTGAAGGAAGCTTAGGATCAACTTCAGCCTTCAGTTTAGCCATCTCAAGTTCAACGTGCTTTACAAGCTTCTTAGCCCGTTCCTGATGAAATGGAGCACCAGAGTACGCTTGTGCAGAGTACAAAAAGTAATCCTTCTGCATCTGACGGAAACTTGCATGAATCCAATTATCCACTCCGTACATTTCTACAGCCTTTTGCCACTGGCGATTGAACACTCCAATAGTCGCATCTACGTCTTCATCACAATACTGATCCATCAAAGGATGATAGAAAGAGAATTCAAATCCTTTCGGATCATCCTTTTTCATAACACCAAGCTCAATTAGTTTCTCACGATAAGCCATCTTCTCGTTTTCAGTGCCACGAGATAAATATTCAAGAGAGTGAAAAGGAGAGTCAGGGGAGAGGTACTGAGAACAAACATAGCAGTCATAAAACTGTACTTGCTTATCTTCAATCCAATCCTTACCTTTCTTCCCTACTCGTGGCTTCAAGCCCAATAATTTCCACAGAAGAAAATGATCGTAACCTAGTCCGTTGAAAGACACTACTAAAACTCCATCTTCAAAACTGTTCACCCACTCCATTACTTTTGTGTAAGTTTCTTCTTTAGTTTCTCGGAATGGGTAAACTTTCAGAGAACGAGAACCGTCAAGAGTTTTGAAGCGGATATACCAAATTTTTGAAGCTTGTAAATATAAATTATTTGCTTCCGCGTCTATGCACCAACCGTTCATTCGTTCTCCTTATTTAAATATGAGATGGGGCGTTCTTCTCATACCAATCATCCAAATCCCACAGCTTATGTTTTTCCATTTCGTAGTAATACTTCCCTACGAAACCTGTGTCACCAACCCCACGAGCTTTGGAAAGCTTCATGGTAGTGGTGTTTCTTTCTTCCTCTGTCTCAGCATCTTTATTTCGCATCAGGATGAGGTTTACGCCTCCTGATTTGAAGATGGTGGAGCTACCCATCATATCTTCTTCTGAAAGCTCTGCGCCCTTGCTATTGGCTTTCTGGCCCTGTCCAGATTTACGGGAATGGTTGACGTTGACGAAAGTGATACCCTTCTTCATCCAACCCTTCATCCAACCCATGAATTTAGCTTGCTCATCTTCCCCAAGCATGTCAAAGACATCTTGGATAGGGTCAATGATGATGATTTTGCACTCAAGGCTTACAATCAAATACTCTACACGTTCCTGTAGGGTTTCGGCTTCAGCGTCTAGAATGTAGAAGCGTGGATTGCCGTCAGCATCATAGAACAATTGCTGCTGCAACTCTAGTATATCCTCATTCTCAATGAATTGCAAGCGTTCATCTACAGTTTCAAACAGATTCATCTTCACTTCCGAGAATGCAGAAAGAAGATTTACACCATACTCTCCCTCACATGTCTCCATAGGAATGATGCCAACTTTCTTATCGGCATTCATGATCCAGTGAAGGGTCATTGCATCTACGTGAGTCGATTTTCCGGTTCCGCTGGCCGATAGAATATTGAAGATACAGACAGGAAGGCCACCACGAAGCTTCTTTTGTAGCTTGTGCAAATAAGGTGGAAGTGTCAGGCGTGGCTTACTCAGAAACTCCTTCATCTTGTCTGTAATGTCCGTTGAGGCTGTAATGCCATACGGGACATACTTCTTAGCTTTCAGGAAATCTTGAATAAACTCTTGTTGCTTCCCCTTCTCTACATATACATCTGCATCTTTGTAACGCATACGCATCACCCAAGCCTTACCCTTAGGCAACACTTTGATGATGTTCTCGATAGCCTTCTGCCCTGCTTCGTCCTCGTCCATACAAACAATAATCTTCTTAAACTGATTGAAGAATTCGTATTGTGCTTGAACTTGTTTGTGTACTGCACCTTCCCCTAAAGTGGAGCATACCACTGCTGTTGTTTCATAATCTAGCTTGCCACGGCTTGATTGATTATCGTACAGCATTTGATACGTGGACATTGCCTTAGTTTCTCCAGCGGAGATGATGCAAGTTCCAGTGTGGGTTTTGAATCGGAATTGGAAAACCATGTCGCATTCTTTGCCAACCTGTCCAATTGGTTGAGAGAAGTCTTTAGGAAACACTCGTGTCCGATATCCTACAAGTTCTCCATTGATTGTTGTTGGAACGTATTGCTTTACAGGTTGTCCGGTTTCTTGATCATACTGATAACGAACCCCGAAGAATGTATTAGTTTCTTTCTTTAAACCTCTCCACCCTTTTGCATCCATTCCTGTGTGGCTTTTGAGCCGTTCATTTTCTTCTTTTGTGATAGCATCACGAGTCACTACATCCTCCTCTTCAATTTCTTCTTCGTCTACACCAAGCTCTGCCTTTCGTGCATCTGACAGAATACTTTTGTTACACGAGTAGCAATAACCTCCTTGCCCCTCTCCGTACCAATGGAATCCATCACTAGAGCCACAGCCACGAAAAGGGCAAGGATTTTTGCCGTATTTAAATTCCGGTAGTTTCTTTCCACTTTTCAAAGTAATATTTCACCATCCTTTCCACTAACACAGGATTGAGCGTTACAATATCTTTCTTAAGACGTTCCTCAGTTTTCTCCTGCTTAACGTAAGACATAAATGCACCAAGCTCTTTACCTTGTAAGCCTGTCCAACCTGCCACAAGCTCTCCATTATAACGCCTTTTGAACTCCTGATGATAAGCTAGGTCTGCTTGAGCCTGTTCATATTGTTCTTTGAATGTCGGAATCTTTTCAAACAAATAAGGCAACCAACCAGATTTATCCTCCAATGTCTCTGCACATCTCTTGTTCAAACACAAAGCACAATTCCTTGTACATCTGCTCACTCACAGGGCCAGCGCTTAGATACATAGCTTCATGAATCCTCAAATAATCCTCATATCTAAAGTTTCTCGCCCATGCTTCTGCCTCTGGAGTGCTCCAAATTGATTTAATCATTAATGACAACCCTTCCAATCGACAGTGTAATTTCTTTCTCTTCTTTTGGCAAGTATTCCTTCCATGTCTTGCTCCACGGCCCTCTAAAGCTCAACACCCATGTTTTCTCCGCTACACCAAATACTTTGTGCATACGCTCACGAGTGGTGTAGACAGGCTTCAAAGAAGGTTTAAAAGTTGTTACATCATAATTCATATCATCTTTGACTACTTCTACCAAACCACCCTTCAACACCCATGACACAGCATTAAACGCATGATTGTGAAAAGCTTCCCTGCTTCCTTTATCAAATCGCAGCAACACAATAGAGAACAGAGATTTAGCCTCAATGAGCCACCATCCTGTAACGTTACTCTCAGAGCCACCATCTTTACTCTTGAAGAACAGCTTCATTTCCCATGCCTTTCTGTGTATCCAGCGCCTTGTAAATTCATTTCACGTATCATTTCTTCCCTCCATTCACAAGCTTGCTTGAATGCTTCCTCTTCACCTAATTTTAGAAAGGAAAAACACTTGGATTTTTGTTTTCCATCCGAATTTTTATAAAAAGCTTGGTAGTAAAAATAAGCTCTCTGACCAGTCTTTTGAGTTTTCATCAAAGAAACACCAGTTACACCAGAGGTGTTGGTGGACATTTTGCGAATGTTCCTTCCATTTATTTTCTTCTCTACAAGTCGGAGATTTTCAATTTTGTTGTTAAGAGGGTTTCCATCTATGTGGTCTACAACCAACCTCTCATCTTCAATTTTACCGTTAAACATTTCCCAAATAACAACATGACAAAGTTTTCTAGTGTTGTTAATCAGAGTTCTCCAATACCCCTTACTCTTATCAATAAATCCAACCAAATCACCTACTTCACAAATAAGTTGCGAGTAATTTTTACCTGTATACCTTTTAACTTTCCAAAACAATCCACTAGGGCTGTCCTCCGAATAGTAAAAGAGTTGATTCCAATCATCAGTAATTAAATTCTGAGGTTTAGGTTGTTTGGGATTTCTAACCTCACCCCTCTTTAAACTTTTCCAAGTGGTATTTACCTCACAAGCAAAATCACCTTCAAATTCTACTACAATATCACTTTTACTCTTAAAGTTTAGTACCTTACACCATCCACAACATTTTGTAAGAAACTTCTCACCAACTCCTAATTTCAACATTAAAAATCATCCGAATTATGAATTTCACGAAGAATAAATTTTAAAGCTCGCTGGTTTCTAACTTGAAGTTTTTGTTGCGTTTTTTCTTTATTTAAAATATTGTGTGCCATGTATTCCAACTCCAACACATTTTCTTCATCAAATTCTTTCTTTGCTGCCCTAAGACCAGCAATCACTTGATGTGAATAATTGATAGTATCTCTGTTCATACTCAGCAAGGACTGTACAGCAGACAGCAACTCTTGTTTGTTCATTTAATCTCCCATTTCCAAATAATTTCTTCGTAACACCATAATAATTTCAATGTGAAATATCTCTTGTACTATTCCACCGTAGAATTCATCTAGTTCCAAACACTCTTCTTCACCTAAATAAACTTTGCTAGGCCATGCCCTGTGAGGCTTTTCTAAATATTGTACAAGAGATGCTTCAATTTTATCTCTGATGGTTGTTACCACATCAAATGTCTCTTATAAACTTAGGATTCACTGCCTGAAAACAAATCACTTTATCCTTCTTATCTTCTGGAACTTGTTTCTTCACTTCCTCTACAGCCAACATACAAGCTTGTTTGCTATCGAATTGCTCAAGGAAAGCTCCAACAGGATATGGCTGTTGCTGCAAGAAAACTACCAAAATAAAAATAAACATTTCATATTGCTCCTAGAATAACAGACACACAAACACCTACTGTGAGAACAATCCCGACAGAGTACAAGATGGCTTTCTTGTTGTCTCCTTCGCAATCATCAAAAATATCTGCAATGAATGCCACACCTGCTAGGATGAGGAACATTGAACAGATGACACCAAAGCTTGTCATAGAAATAGACTCCCCATACAAAGTAAGATTATAACACAAAGAATGGAACAATGCAAGACAGAAGGCTCTTGCCAGCCCTCTAGACGGGACAGATGGTATGTGCCAAGGCCGCTACAGGCAAGCAGTAGGCCAAAGGTGAATATTATGAAGTACATTCTTGTTTTTCTTTCATGCGTTTGTTTAATGCTTCTACAACAAGCTGTCCAATTTGTTTCTCTGCTTCTACTTTCAAAGAAGTGTTGAAGCGTCCGTAGTGTTGTTGTAAAGACCAACCTGCCAATTCTTCACGCATCGTATTTGAAATATTATTTAAATAATGAGTAGTGTCTGCCCTCATATTTAATCCAATCGTACTAGAACGTTCCCCATCCTTCGTTACACTGTACACTAAATAACCTCCATTAGCACTCCAGTCAGCATATCCTGCAACACAATGCCCCATGTGATTACCCTCTTCAGCAATCAGGAAACGAGAATCAAGTATTGTCGCAACATACCCTTCGTGCTCAATCACTCTAGGAAGCTCTTTAGTCCATTCAAAAGGAGTAGGGGAATACCTGCGAGCAGTAATCTCTTTAGACATCCTATCGTGTTCTTCCTTCATCCTACGAGGACTCCATTTAGGATTAAACTTTTCGTTCAGCTTCTCAGCCAACCTAGAACTGTCGGTGAAGATGTTTACCCACTTTTTCATTTCATCATAGTTTTTCCATTGTCCTTTGAAATGCTCTTTCAAATAAGTAAGAGATTGAATAGGGAACTCATTAGAGTATTTCAGAAGTGTTGAAGGAATATCAGCTTCAAAAAGTTCTTTTCGTTTTTCATCCTTGCCATATCTGTAATGATCAACAAGCAACTTATTCTTTGTTACACTGTTCTTTGTCACATTCTTCCAAGCCTTGCCGTAAATGGCTTTCAACTCTTTGGGCGACTTACCAAGAGCATTTACAACAGGAAGGAGGTTGTACAGCTTGTCATTATACACTTCATTCAACAAATCTTTACTAATATTCAACTGCGCAATAGTGAATCTATTTGCACCTTTTTTGAATCCATTATACAGATTGACATATTTATACAAATGATACACAGGGACGATGAAAGCTTTCTTCTGTAATTTGTTAAAGTGCTTGTACAAAACAGCAATAGAGCATCCGAATTCGTCACCTAGACGCTTGTTATAAGCTTTGATGTTATCCCCGCGAGGCACAATAACATCATTCTGGCGAAGCATCTCTTTTGCCCATTCACATGCGTTCTTATACGGACGATAGAGAGTAATTTCGGCCTTACCTACTTGAATCAAAGAACGTTCTGGAAAGTATTCAATTTTCATATGTCATAAGGGGCTTCGGCCCCTGTTGTTATTTCGTGTTGACAATGCCCCGGAAGTCGGATGGAATCACAATCGTATTCACCTTACCATTACGAACACCTTCAGCAATCATCAGTTGTGCCTGAGC